AGTATGTCAGCAAACTACCGATTGATGTTCTACGTGCATCGCCATTGTTTGGTGAGTAAACAGGTAACTGATCACCACTTGAGATTGTGTTAAGAACTGGTAATTGATTAATGGTTGGCATGATAATCCTTAAAATTCAATTGGGCCATCTGAACCAGCATCAACTGGATTGTATGGCGGTCTAATAAATGGATCGTCATATACTCTCCACGGCTTGTTACCTGAACCTGCTGGCATTGTTGCTGGTAGTTGTTGTTCAAGTGGGAATGTTGCACGTTGCAATAAGATGTCATAACCTTGTTTTGCAGTGGTCTTAGTTTCAATCATCACTGTTTTGCCATAACTTGGTGCTAGACGGATGCCTAAGCTACAAATAATCGCTTCATAAGCTGAGTCGGGTACATTAGTTTCCTCATCGAGGTCACTATCTTGTGGGCTAGAAGGTAAAGGATAAGCAAGACGGATGCCTTTAGCGTTCCAGTCAGCCATCATTGCATCAAGTCTGCGTAAGGCAGATTCAAGTTGCTCTGGCTGCATATCAAAGACATAAGATGCTAGACCGATTTCCTCTAGCGCAGCACTTATAAATTGTCTTTTTGTATATCCCATTTAAATCCCCATTGCATCATTTATATGCTTTAGTAATGTGGCGTTTGACCAGTGCTTATTTACAACTAAACCTATTTTATCAGATTGCTGTAACATTTCATCACGTGTCAATTCATTTAAATCAATGTCTGGTACTTCATTTATTACTTCTTTAACGTAACCAATAGGCGATGGGCGTTGAACTTTAGTTGCCTTACGTTCAATGGTTTCCTGCTTTTTCAAGCGTCTCTTTTGTTGACGCAACTCTTTCGCTGGTGAAAGAGCCTTGTCTTTAATTATTGCGGCTGATCTAATCATTTCTTTTTCATTGGTGCTTTGCTAGGTTTACCTGCAGCTTTGGCAGCCTTGCTTGCTACGCTTAATGAAATAGCAACAGCTTGCTTTTGTGGCTTGCCTGATTTCATTTCCATCGCTATGTTCTTACCGATGGTTTTCTTAGAATAACCTTTTGACATTGGCATAATATACTCCAAAAAGAACAGGCCAGCATTTCTACTGACCTGTTTTACTACATTAAGACAAACGGTAAGACACAAATGTGTCTGCAGCAGTCTTACGTGTACGCCATGCGGCAGATGTTACAGTTGCCACAGCACCAGTACCAACAACTGTATGACCAGTTGCAGCAGCCGTTACAGTGAAGGCATTAGCACCTGTTGCAATTACTGACCAATCAAATGAATCACCTACAGCAAACTCACTCGCTGCATCTAATACTGCGCCAGTAGGCAAAGTACCAGCAACAGCAGCAGCAGTTGTTGATGTAAGGATACCTGAAAGAATCATTGCAGGTGTAATTGTACCAGTTGCATTTAATACGCCTGGTGTATCTTGTGTTTGATACTTACCACTGTCAGATATAACAGGGTCTGTACCAACCGCATAAGTAGCACCAGATGCACCAGCTTGGATAACGATGGTAGCACCAGCAGCGTATGGGCCAAATACTGTGGTTTCGTTTTCAACTACACCCAACAAGTCTTGTGCTTCAGGGAAGTTAGGGAAACCAACTTCATTAAACACGCTAGTTGCTGAGTAAGATTGAACAGCGATTGATTCAGCAGCAGGAACTGTTACGGTTGCTGTGCCTTGATTAAAAACAATGTTGTAGCTCATGTGATTTCTCCTAATTAAGCTTGGTTAAATAACAAGATGCCAGACATTTCAGGCTGTTTGTTTACTACACCAAACAATGTATCTAAACGATACTTGGTTTTCATAGTATTCACATCGTATTGTTTTTGCATAACCAATTCGATACCTTGATCAGTTGATGCACGCATTACTGCAACACCAGCGTCTGAAGGAACTGAATAACGACCAGGCAGAATCTCTAAAGCATCTTTTTGCCAGAAAGCATTTACAGGTGCAGTAGTAGTATTCAAGCGATTGATTGTACGGCCAGCAGCAGCAGTTACGATACAATTTTGATATTGCAACTCAGCATCAGTTCCGCCTTGAGCAGAGATGATTGGAGGTGTAATAACGCAAGTAGTACCGTTGGTTACTGAAACAACACGGAAGGTTTTAGAAAAACCAGTACCTTGTTTAGTGATGTGATGCACAGCTTCCACACCTTCAATTTCAATTGCAGTGCCAACTGGTAAGTTAGTTGTGCTTGAAACAGTGATGGTTTGGAAACGGTTGTCCACGTTTTGTGTTTCGCCAGTTACAGCAGTTTGTGTAGCTTGTGGCACGTAGAAGTTATTAGCAGCAGCCAATGTACTCATCGTAGGATCAGCACCAGTAGCACCAGTCAAGCGATTAGCATAATCAAGTTTGTATGTTTCAAAACCTGCAACCATACCTACATAACTACGTTCAAACGCATTGTTTGATTTGTTGCCAGCGAAACTACGGCTAACAGAAGCACCACCAGCACCACCAGCGATGTTACCAGCAAGACCGTTATAGTCACGGCTAGACAAAGCTAAGTAGCGGTCAAATGATTGAACACCTTGCTCGTTCATAACTGAATCACATAATGCGATATCGTCATAGTCACCAGCAGCAGTGCTTGTAGTAACAACTAATGAACCTTGTGTTGCAGCTACGTTCATAATTGCAAGGTTGATATCAGATGCTAGTTTTTGTTTAGCAGCTTCACCTAAACGACCTTCTTGTAATGCGTCACGTAACTCTAAAGCATCCAAGATAAACGGTACTGACTTTTGAAAGCCAAGTGTCGCTGGTACTGAAAGTTGTGTGTAAGCAGTGAAGTTACCTGTTTGATCCATACCATCATAAGATTGTGCAATATATGGTTGTGGGCGATAGATTACGTTGTTAGTACGTTCCATCATAGAACTGTCTGTGTTGTAGATAGATACGTTACGAGATAAAACTAAGGCATCGTTAAAGCCTTCGAGGATGTCCTCAAATGCTACCCGTTCCTCTTTACTGAATGAATTGCTCATAATAAGCTCCTAAAAATTATTTGTTTGCTGATCGTTTCTGCGCTTTGTAGGCAATGATTTTAGTCATGTTGCCTGTCCTAGACGCTTCCTCTCTCAGCCGTTCAAGGGTTGAGTCCACTGCACCAGATGATCGCCCTGTTCCTGACACGATACGTTCTGGTGAAGGTGCTGCTGTGCGATTGGTAACTCTCAATTCTTTCTCCAGTTTAGCAACCGCAAAAGCAAACTTTACGGGGTCTTTGATTTCAGCTAACTCTTTAGCCTTGGATGGGTTCTTACCGAGTGCGTAAACAACCAGCGCAGGATTATCCGCACCTTGAAGCATTACGCCTTGTTGGGTGGTTGAAAAGAGTTCTTGGACTGCTGATTCAGCATCCTCATAATCTCTTACTCGCAGCTCAGCTTTCGCTTTACCATAACCATCTAACTTAGCTTGCCAGGCTTGCTGCTGAGTCATAACCTCGGCCTCTTGCTTGGCAGCGATTTCATCGGCTTGACGTTTACGTTCAAACCAATTAGTCAGAGCTTCCTCGTACTTATCAGCGTCATAGTCATGATCCTCTAGCTTTGGCTTTGTACCTACAACCACTGGATTAGGCTCAGTTGGTGCAGTTTGCAGCTTGCTTTGCAGTTCACGGTTCTGTCGTTGCAGTTCCCGATTTGTTTTACGCAACTCTCGTACCCATTCAGGTGCTTGAGTATGTTCCTCTGGAGGTGGCGCATCCTCACCTATGCTGACAATTACATCATCATCCTCTGGCGGTTCATCGTTGACTACTTCCTCAACAATTTCCTCATCAATGACAATATCCTCGTCCTCAAATTCAGCCATTTCACTCATCTTAGTACCCCACTAAACTCACCCAAAAGTCGGCTGGGTGGCTGCCGTTAATATATATTATTCTTTTTTCTATTCGTTTACAACAGGTTGCACTATCTGACTCTGTAGAATTTCCTGCACAGCCTTAGCGTTTGTCATAGCCATTTCCTGCGATGTCTGGTCAACCTTGCCTAGTGTTTCCAATGTCTGCGCACGTTTAAGTTCAGCACTTGCTACCGTTTCAACAGTATCAGCCCTGGCTTTAGCTGCTTTAGCTGTGGCTTCCTCAGCTGCAGCTTGTAGATATACAGAGTTAGGGTCTTGTGGTGCGCCTTGTAATTCAGCCATTAACTCTTGCATCTCATCATCGGTAGGTTTCATTACACCCATGCGTAATAGTTTTTTACGGAAATAAGCATTGGCATCACTTACGCCTTCACCTTCCATGTTCATCATTGCCATTGCAGTTAATACTTGTGATGTCTCTGGA